TCTTAGTGGTAAGTAAGTTAGCTACTGACAGTTCACTCCCTGACCTGTAGTAGTTACCGTGCTTCTTGGTACGCTTACCCCTCATTAAGAAGTAACTGCCTGTGTAATCTCCTCTACCTTGGGTAACTTAGGTACAGCAGTTAAGTACTTGATACCATTAGAGTACTTAAAGATTCTAAGACCAGCCCCGTTATTACAATCAGCCCAACAATCAAACTTATGAGGACAGTAGACACAACCAAAATCAAGAGCGCGGTTGCCGCCTTGTCCTTCTGGGCGATCATCAAAACATTTCTCAGGCGGCTGCTCCAAGGTAAGGGTAGACTTAATCTCTTTGACCCTAGCTTCCGCATCTATCATATCCATTTGATGAAGAGGACATACTGCTATCTCTCCTGTTGTCTTATCTATAACAACGAAAGCTCCACCCTTGTCATCACCATCAGTAGCATACGCACTCAGTTGAGGTATGTAACCGAATGGATCTTTCTCTGTGAACTCTCCTGATACAAACTTCTTAAACGAGTAAGAGGATGCAGACTTAAAATCAACAAGGGTACCGTCTACCCTGCCATCCTTATGTCCTAGTACACCTCCAACTGTAACCTCTTTCTGTTGCTCGGTCACCTCATGTCCTGCAGCCCTACAAAGAAAAACCAACAGCTCTTCTAAGATGTGACCATACAAGAACTTGATGTACGTAGCACCATCTATCTGTTCTTTCTTATCAGACTTAGTGTTCAGGTCATACCAGATACGTCTGTTAGGTTTACCTATCTGTGATAGACGCAGCTTGTTATCTTCGCTCCTCTTCTCAGAGAGAACAGAAGCTATAACAGTAGCTAAGTCTTTCCCTAGTTTATCTATATCCTCCTGCTTTAGAGTTACGTTATCTCCTGATGTGAACAGACTGTATATATCTTCTGTTAGGGTTTCAATACTCTTAGTCATATACTGTATAGCTCCTGCTTATAGCTCAATACTTGTAATATAGCACCAGTAGTATACCAGCCATTATAATCAAAAATACAACAGAATAGATAGATAACGTTTCTGTATTACTAGATGCTGCTGCCGCCGCTACCGCTCCTGAAGTAATTGTTATCATGCAGCTAACCGTGATTCATCAGCGAAACCCGAAGGGTTTGCGTCCATCAGCTTGTAGCGGGTGTAGTGTCCATGCTTCTCATCGAATGCGGGACGAGGTACAATGTGATACCCTTTCTTACGTAGCTGAGAGATAGTAGCTGTAAGGTTTTCAGCTAGGTTCTTTTGAATGGCAGTGTAGCGGGACACACGCCCACCATGTTTCAATTCACTCAATACTTTCTGTGTGTTAGTCATGTCTCTTCTCTCCTTAATCGTACACATAATAGGAAAGGCGGAACAAGGATATACCCCTGCCCCGCCCATGTATCCTAGTAATTAGAACGGGATTTCATCATCAAGCATGTCTTTCTGAGGGACAGTATACCCTCCATCGACAGCTTCAAAGTCATCTCCGTCATCATACTCTACAAGATCAACCACCTGTACCTTCTGAAGATCAGTACCAATGCCTGACTTACCGGCATAGTTCCAGTCATACGTCTTGAACTTGACGTTAACCTTTGAACCGTTACCAATCAAGCTGCCATCCCAAGGCTGGTTCTGGGAATCAACAATGACAGGCGGTGGGATATCATTACCCTTACCACTGACACAGTTACGTTTGATTGTAACGAACTTACCGCGCTCATCGTTATCATCTTTGCCTGTCTTAACGATAAGACCGATCTTCTTCTCAGCGTACTCTGCATCCTTGTCAGAGAGACACACATCAATCTGCCACTTAGGATCAAACTTAGTGTTGGGATTGATGACGCTAGCCCAGTAAGCTACGCCGCTAAGGATGTGACTAACTTGTTTGTTATCGCTCATGATTTACTTTTCCTTTACTCGTTTGTAATGCCCACATAACCATCATTGGTGTATGTGAGTTTGCGAAGTATATAGTAGTGTGCTTAGATTGTCAACAGGTTTCTTTCCTGTATCAACAGGTTTTTTTTAATGCTTCATCAAAATTTAATAACTCCTTCTGTTCTGCCATGTGGCATGGTTGTCTGAACACCTTGTGGTGACCAAACCTTTCTTTCACTAAGAGATCATCAGCAGGGAAGTGTCCTTTCAGAAGATACTCAGTGTCGGATAGCTGGACTATGAAGCTGAAGATATCACACATCTTCTTACTACTTCTTACGATCAACCTACCCTTCTTGTGTGTTGTAGTCTTAACATCAATAACCTTACCGGCTAGTGTTACATCACCTGTATCTGTACCTGTGAGGTTAGACCTAACATAGAATGAAAAGAAATCCTTAGGGTATACACCAGCCTGCTTAATAAAAGCCAGCTCTGCTGCTGCACCAAGCATATCTAAAGAGTGTTCCTCCTTTAGGTGAGAAGCTGGATCATACGTCCCTGTGGACCTGTTAGATTTGTAACGCCTCTTTGCTACGTAGTCACATATCTCTAGCTCTCCGTCTGTTAATCTTATCAGTGTGTCTTTATTTAAGTTTGAGTACATGCATCCTCCATTAGTCTGTCTCCTTATCCGTCATTGAAGATACGTTCGAGCTTTATGTTCGACGACAGTAATAAAATTAGGGTAATTTTCGACGCTGCTGAAAGATTTTCGACTGGCACTCATTCGCCTGTCTCCTTACTTTGCATGAGATTTAATAACTGGCGGACCAAACTGCACACGGCACCCGCACCCACCACACGCAGGGCAGGTCCATATCTCTAGACGGCCCTTGTGTGTCACAACGAAGTTTCCACAGCCCTTACAAAGACTACACGTCACTCCCCTGTATCCTTATCCAGTGCTTCGCGGGCGGTCATTTGCCACCAAAGCAGTTGTTCCGTTTGGGAGAATTGCGCTATCTTTGTCAGCGCCGCCCGCAGCCGCTTGTTCTCTGCTGTTAACTTCTCAGATACATTGGTCCTATCCCTTGGGTTACTAAGATGTTCCTCAGCCATACGTTTGTTAAAAGCGTCTACATCTAATTTACTATCCATCCCCTGTCTCCTTTCTCTAATGTGTCAGTCTCCAGTTAACACCCACCTTGTACTCTGAATCCAATGGGCAGTTTAATCCTAGCTTCCTTTCTGTTATCTTGATTGCATCCTTGGTTAGCTGACCAAACTCTTCAGCTTTATCAGGGAGACAATCATGTTGGTACTCATCGTGAATAGAAGCTACCAACTTAGCACCAGTACCTCTCTTGTAGTTAAGTGTGTCGATATCAACCAGCCACTGCTTACATATGACAGCGCCCGCTCCTTGTAGTAGTACGTTAAGGGCAGCATGCTCTGACTTAACCACTAACATCCTACCGTCTATAGCTTCTAGTCTACCTGCTGCCTGTAACCCTTGTCTACCTCCTTTAGGTACCAGATCTTGTACTCTTTCTTTCAAAGCTTTCAAAGGTGGTAAGCTTTCAAGGAACTTATCAATCAAAGCCTTACCGTCCTTTGATGTACCTCCTACTATCTGTCCTATCTTAGCAGGTCCAGCACCATATAGCCATGCATAAAAGAAAGTCTTAGCTGTGTCCCTGTTTGTAAGGCCAGCAGCATGCATGTTAACTGTATGAATGTCTCCTTCTAGTATCTCTTTGATGTAGTTAGTATCGTTCATGTAGTGTGCCAAACATCTAAGCTCTAAGCCGGAAGCATCAGCACCTACAAGAACCAGACCCTCAGAGGCAGTGAAGCATTCTCTCATCTCTGGACCATACGGAGAGTAAGAGGCGGGTACCTGTGCTACGTTAGGTTCAACGTGAGCCATGCGATTAGTAACAGCTCCTATAGTGTAGACAGTACCATGTACCTTACCATCTTCCTGATAAGCTTTGATCCAGTTACGTGTATCAGCTATCCTAGATACAACCATTAAGTTCTCAGCTAAGAGGGTAGCCTCAGGTATGTCAACTCCTTTCAGTGTAGTCTCAGAGATGATAGGTTCTTCTGTTTTCTCAGTGAACTTAGTCGGGTTCCACCCTCTGTTCACAAGATGCTTAGCTATCTGCTGCCTTGAATTAAGATTGAACGCAGGCCAATCTATCACACTATGATCACCCGCCACAACAACAGCTACGTCAGTATCTTTTAAATGGTTTAATCCTACCTTAGAGATACTCCCGTCACTGTTATGACGTAGCGTATAGTCTCTTACATGTTTAGGTAACGGACCAAAGGACTCAGTTATTAACTCCTCTAAGGTATTAGATAACGTAGTAAGCTTATTCTGTAGAGCTATAACCTTTTGTATATCTAAGGTGAACCCGTTAACTTCTTGTTGAGACACAAGAGAGCGTACCTTAGCTTCTAGTTGGTAAGCTTTAGGGTTTATCTTCCTTGTACTAAGGTACCTGAAGAGCTTCATGGTTATCTCTACGTCTACCTCACACCTGTTCAGAAGCTCAGGGCTGTACTGAGTGTAGTCAGAGAAGGTATCCTTAGGGTACTTGAACCGCTCACCCCATGCTGCTAATGAATGTCCTCCTTTAATAATAGGGTTATCTAATTGAGATAAGATTAAGGTATCAATGATCTGCGATACCTTTATCTTTGTACCTAGCAATCTGTTCAATACACGAGCATCAAAAGCTACACCACCGTGCATTACAAACTTGTCTACGTCACTGACGTACTCCAAGAAACCGTTGAAGTTATCTAAGCAAGTCCACCTTGCAGTGCCTACGGCAGGGTCTACTCCGTACTCACTGGTTACAATACAATGTAGTACATCAGGTAGATCATAACCGTTGTCAGGTATCTCTGTTGTTTCACAATCAAGTCCTATGATCTTCACAGCGAATTTCTCCGAAATTGCGACATAATCTATGTATCCTAAGTAGGAATTATATCTCTTTCCTCTTCGTCATCATCTTCAATTAGGGTCATGGTCACTGGTACCTGAGTAGGCAGGGAAGCTAGATTAAAGTCATCTTCTTTAACTACAAAAGGATCATCCTCTTCCTTCTCTGGTATAAGCTCTGATAATCTACCTGTCTCAGGATCGAACCTGATCTTACAAGCTATACCTGTGTAGCCTGAGTACCTGTTCTTCAGCACACGTACTGTTACGGTGTTAGCTTCTTCAACTGTGTCTGCTTGTTGATCACGTTCAGCTCCAATCACTATGTCAGAGAGTTGAGCGATAGACTGTGATCCACGTAGATGAGCAAGCTTAACCTCCTTACCATCCTCATGTCCATCATCACCACTCGTCCTTCGTAGATGACATACGTTAGAAAGAGAACAGTCAGTCTCTTCTACTAGTGAGCGAAGCTTAGTCATAAGTACGTCGATATTTCTACGCTCATCTACACCCTCTAGTCCAGACACTAAGATAGATAGATGATCTAAAAACAACCACTTACAATCCAACGCCTTCACCATGTAGCGTACCCTTGCTAGTATCTCATCAGTATCAAGAGAACCAAAGTGATCAAAGGCAAAGATACGACCAGTACCTACTGTCTCTTCCTGCCACCGTTTCAAATCCTCCCTGCTGTGCTTCTCTCTAATTTCTCTGATGTGCAGCCTATCTTCAGCAGCTATAGACATTAAATGAAACACAGTATTCTTCACACTCTCTTCCAAACAAAGAACACCAATGTTTTCTTTACGTTCATTAAGGATATGGAAAACAATTTCACGTACAAAAGAAGACTTACCTGTTCCCGTTCCTCCTGTCCACGTAACAATCTCTCCAGTACGTATACCAAAAGTCTTATCGTTTAACCCATTCCAAGGATAGAGAACTGAAAGGTTGTCCTTCTCTTCGTACAGCTCATCACCTAAGTCTTTAAGGTTAATGATACCCGCAGGTGTAAAGACCTTAGCGTTCCACCAAGCTTGACTGTACTTCTCTCCCTGCCCCTTCTGAAGATACTCACTAGCATCCTTATGTTCCTTTGGTACAATCCTACACTTATTAGGTTCAAATAGTTCAGCTACTTCTTTAGCTGCCTTTTGTCCAGGATCGTCGTTATCAAAGCAGATAACAATATGTTCAAAGCTATCAAGGAACTCAAAGTTCTTCTGGCATGAACGCTTAGCTGACTGTGCTCCGTTAGTTACGGATAACACAGGCCATTTACTCCCAAGCATTTGGTATGCAGAGAGAGCATCCATCTCCCCCTCTGTAAGGGTAACGTACTTACCTCCTCCTTTGAAGAGGTTCTGTCCGAAAAGTGTAGCCTTCCTTCCCTCTCCTGCCCACGTATAGTCATGGTCTTTCTTAGACTTGGTAGCTATGTAGTTGTTATCCTTATCATAATAAGGAAATATAATCTGTCCTATCTTAAATGTATTCTCAACGTTAGACACATTAGTACAAGCTACTCCATAATACTTACAAGTTTCTCTAGTAATACGCCTATCTTTTATCTCTGTGTACGTACCTCTATTATTAGTCAAAGGTTGTACTGTTGGTGATGTTCTTTTCTCCATACTCATTCTTCCTTCAGTAGAAGCACTACCAGTTGTGTCACACGAGTAACAGTGACCGTGTCCATCATCATAGATGTAGTAACCATCACTAGAATTACACCCTTCAAAGGGACAAGGTAGCTTAGCTTTTATAATAGAACTACTCACTCTCTTCTCCATCTAGTAGGTCAGATACAAAAGACATATCATACTCCTCCATCTCTTTAGCTTCTTCACTTGCTAACCTCTTAGATTCTTTCTTGCTGTATCCTGCCTGCTGGTACACCTTAGTTAGTTCTTTGAAGATAGTCTTTCGATCTAATTGCCACAAGTTTTTCATGTTACTGTAATCCACCGTTTGTATAGTTGTATTATGGGAGCTTGAGCATATCCCTAGCTTCTGCTTTCAATGAGCTTACTTCACAAGTTAAGCTTTGAATAAGCGAAATAGCTTCCACTGCTCTAATTGCTTTCGTAAACTCTCCTTCAGAAAGCAGATACTTAACTATACGGTTCAACGCTTCTATAGTTAGATCAGTTTTAGAAGGGAACATGCTCATAGTCAGGTTGTCTTCGTCATCAATCATTGTCTTAGTTTCCATGTGTTAGTTCACTAATGTTTTATCTGTAGCAAGCATGCTCATTTCCTCAGTCTCAAACTCAGTGTAGATAAACTCTATCATCTTCTCTGCCTGTTGTAAAGTAAGTTCTTTAGATACGTGGTTAGCTACGGAAGCTTGAACGTAAGCGTTAAGCAGCGCAATAATAAAAGCATCATAGCTTATGCCAAGAGACCTAGCAGCTGTACGTACTGAATCTAAAAGCAGATTACTCTTGTCGTACTCTGATGTAGAATCTTCTATCTTTAAGTCTTCCATAGTATCAGCTCTCCAGTTTGTTTTGTGATAGTGTTTCTAACTTATCTTCTAGCATATCTATCTTAGCTGTATACATTGCTATGTCATCAAGAAAACCAAGACGAATGTAGTCTAATCTCTTTATCAACTCTACTACTAACTTATGTCCCTCAGGACCAAGAGAGCTTCTAGCAGATATTAACTCAACTGTCAACGCAGATAATTCTTCTAACCCTTTAGACACTATGACTCACTCCTTTGTCTTATTATTCAAGATACCATCCACTATCATATGTAATAGAGAGATGAGACCAGATACTACTACTAAACCTACTAACAAAGAGACAACATAATAGACTAGAATGTAGCCCATGTATCAGTTACCTCCTTCATTAACGAACCATTCTTCTAAGTCATTAAGGTACTCATTGATCTGAGTAATAGGTAACTCTTCTATCTTATCAGCACAGGATACGTCAAGCATATATGTCTGTAGATGGGAAGGAATCTCTGTATGTTTTATATAAGCATATGTCATTACTAGTTCCTTTACGATCAATCCAAAAGGATACTGCTATCAGCATCCCATAGCATACCACACCTTCAAACAAAACTAAAGCACCATCTCCTGTATGTGCTAGCTGCGACAACATGACGCAGTAGATTATGATAGCCCATCCTATTAGGAACTCTGTCTTACTGACAACGAGCACTCTCTCCTCAGTCTTTCTTTGTATCTTCATCTGCATCCTCCTTTGGTGGTGCGGGCAGAGGCATCCAGTGAGTTGGCACAGCCTCTTTGTTCAAAACAGAATGACAATGCCAATCTTTATAGTAATGCCCAGTGGTCGCGCCGTAAGGTGGAACTAAAAGCAATATACGCTCACCCTGCATAGGCGCAGTTAAAATAGACTGCCATTTCATTTCACTTTACCTCCTCGCATCTGTAACATTTACCAGACTCACGCCAAGCCTCTAGTACTTTGAGTCTTTTCTCCATGTCATCCCTCTCCGTAGCTGAGTAGGTAGCTGACCCTGCACCTATCACCCCACCTATGATAGGTAAGGCACAAGCGTTTAGAGATAGTAGTAATACTATAGCACATAGTTGTTTCATTTCTCTTTCTCCTCTTGTGTGTATATACGTTCATGAAAAGTTAGTAATAGCTACAACAAACCCTGTTGTGTCGTGTCTCGCCTTACCCTTCGCCTTCAACCCCACCACTACACTCTTCGGATCAAGGAAGCGAAGGTCATCCACATCACCGTCGATTACCCTACTCCCTGTACCCCTATCACAGAAGTACAGTATAGGTAGCTGCTCTCTGAACACAACAGCAGCAGTACCACCACGTTTTAAAAACTCCCGACACTTCATCCGATTAATAGGGTCTTCTGTCGCGGAGAAAGTAAGGTGGTAGTTAGAAGGCAGCTTACCCTCCAAGAACTTGTTCATTCTAACATCATTCTTGGTGTAGTCATAGAACTGTACTGAGGGGAATACATCCATCAACCACCGGCAATACTTCTCCCACGGTATGTCAGACGTACCGTTCAACCTGACACACGGCAGTAAGTCCTTCTTCTTACACCACTTCTCGAAGTTCCTTATCTCATGTTCCAGTGTCTCAACGAACACAAGAGGGTCAGCATGATAGTCGTGGGTCTTAGTCTTCCTAGCGTTCTGTACCACAGGTGTAGCACCACGCCCTGCTGTGTTCAAGCACACCTCAGTGCAGCCAGCAGTACGATGTGAGCACACCTCCTTACCTGACGTATCAGCGGGGGATAGGTAGAGGATAGCAGTAGCGTACCCCTTCTTTCTACCCTTCACTGTCTTAGGGTTTTTGTCTATGTTAAGTAGTTTCATGTTCTCTGTCCTTACTCATGTTAATCACTCCCACCAATAAAGAATATAGCCGGGAATAGAAACGCAGTTAAAGTTATGGCTAAAGTTATAACGAATATACCATCACCACCTAACGGTATTCGATCAACCACCTTACCAGCAGCCCATCCTAGTACAAGAGCATAAGCGACATAGCACACCATAATAAATAATACAAACAGTCCTTGACTGACATTAAATGCTTCCATCGTCTGTCGTTCCTTTCCAAGTGTGTACTTCCACGTAATTAATTAAAAAACCAAAGGAGTGCCAGCCATATTAACATAGCAGCACCTCCAACAATAGCAGCAGCAACAGTGATACATAACATATAGAACACTGCTTGTATAATTAGTACTACAAACTCACTAGGTAACATCCTTTGTCTCCTTTCTATATTAAAACATTCCCGGTATTACGAGAGGCAGTACAGCTATTATACCTATGATAAAGAACATCCCACCGAGTATAGTTTCAGGATCATCTAAATCAAACTCAGCTCTAACAAGTAACCGGAACCCAAGCAGTAAACAAGGCACTCCTAGTAGTAACAACGCTATCACAAATCCTAACATCCTTTGTCTCCTTTCCTCGTATACTTAGTCTTGTCCTTAATAACCTTAGGACGAAACTGTTTATCTTCTAAGCTATGAGCTGCTAAGCTCCTGTACTTAGGCACTCGACCCTTCTTGTTCTTTCTTAACACGGTATGCTTCATCCTCCTCTGCTAGAATATCTTCAGCAGTTACTTCGTCTACTCCTATGTTAAGTAGTTGAATTATTGCATCTTCTCTACTTGTTGTATCCCAATAGTAAGACTCAAGGATACTCTCTTGTCTTTCTTCCCATAGTCCATACATGCCCATTAGACTTCTCCTGTTTCTATGTACTTAGCTATGTCAGCAAGCACCATCTTTTTAGTTACTAAACTATCTTCATCTTCAAGGTCGTGTCGTTGGTAGTATTCTTCAGGATCAAACAACGAAAGAGAATCAGTAACACTTATATCTAAGAACTCAGCTATGTGTTTGTGTATTGTACCTGCTGTAGTTGCTCCTGACTTAGCGTTCTCAAAGACTGGAAACACAGATCCATGAGCGTTCTCTACTAGGTGTAAGCCTTGTTCAATTATCCTAGGGTCTGATGCTGCCCAACCTATAGCACACCCTGCTGTAGCACATCCTTTTCTATTCATCCATATATCCATATCAAACTTCTTATCAGGTACCTCTTTAACAATGTCATGGATTAGTTGTAGTCTATCCTTATTCATAGAACTTCTCCTTACATATCCTTTCTATAGAAGTTGTATCCCAATAGTAAGACTCAAGGATACTCTCTTGTCTTTCTTCCCATAGTCCATACATGTTCATTACTTAGTACTCCTCCTTGTTCTTAGTATAGGTTTACCAGTAAGCTCCTCAACACATATGAGGAAAGCTTCAGCTGCTGCTGATAAAGAGGTTCCATTAATAAACTCTATGTGGAGTACCCCTTCATCCGACACAGACAAAGTAAACCTTCCTTCACCCTTCGTTTGAAACGTGAAGCTATTTCCTGGTTGTATGTCTCTAAGCTCCATTAGATTACTCCTTGTCTAGATATACAATAGTATCAATATGTTCTCTTACTTCTCTGCTAGAAGGGAAGACATAAGATGACCAAGGTCCAAACGTTTGCTTACCACAAGGCCAAACAATAGTGTGGTATATCTTATAGCAGTCCTCTTCTCTCTCCTTCTCTCCGTAGTACTTGAAGCCTAGGTACGTGCAGTCTGGTTCGATATGGTATCCACTTAACATATGACTAAAGCCTCCCTAACATTCTAGGTTTAAGATCAGCAACTATATACAACAGTACAGATTTGCATTCAGTAATAGGATGTTGTAATAGATAAGGGTACCTATGACATAGAAACGTATCAGCTTTATACGGGTTGTAGCTTATCATCTCACCCGCATTAGCATACGAAGCTAGTAAGGTTCCTTTAGATAAGTCCACTAACCTAACAAGCCCTCTAACAAATGCGTGTACGTTCTTACGCTTCTCCTTCAAGACCTTAGCCCTACCAGCAGGCTGCACTACAAAGGTAGGATAGGTGATCTCTAAAGCTTTGGCATGATACCTTACCCTGCCCTTGTAGAACCCACTCCTACCTCTGATAGAGTACACCTTCTTATGTAAGTTAAAGTATACATCATCACGGTTATCAGTCTTAGTACCTGTCATGGTCTCTACTTCTTGTACTTGTAATGATCAGGTCCATAGCTAACATGGTACCCGTCAGTGATACCACCTAGTTCATCACGTAACTTCTTAGCTTCCATCTTGTCAGAGAATCCATCCGTATCGTGTGCCTTGTATCCATTCTTCTTCACGACAAAGAGGTTAAGATCATCAGGATTTCGTTCCATTAAGTTAGTCATAGTGTATACTCCATACATGTAAGGTTTCTAGATATGTGTTTCTATTAGTACCAAGCGCGTGACGTTTCTCTTACATGTTCCATACCATCGTACTCCTCTATCGCCCATAGAGCATCATCATCTACCTCCACGATACGTAGTTTAGCACAACTCCCATTAGCTTTTTCTCCTAACTCTTTAACAACAGCCACTAAGTCAGTATCAGCACGGAAACTTTCCTCGTGGTGTATGTACATGTACTCAAGTTCCTTACCTTTACGTTTAGTTATAGCTTCTTCTGCTGCCGTGCTTATACCAAAACCACCGTAGCATGTGTTAATAACTACCTCTACCATATCTAATTACTCCTTCAAAGTGGACAGGGGAGAGCCTCATTGCCCTCCCCCTGTACATGTGTGTGTCTCTTTAGTCGAGGAGTTTAACCATAGGCTCACCGTCTACCTGTACACGAACACAACTAACACCACGATTGAGACGCTTACGTAATGCGCTAGCTGTGATATCAAAGTAAAACATAGCACCCTCGTAAGACAAGATGCTCTCGTCACGGTACACTGTAGTCTTAAGAGCGTCACCTGTACGGTTATTAACTAACTCCTTTACTACTTGATAACGGCAGACACGCATCTTACTGTTGTCGTAGTCAGTAGGAATACTAACCACATCACGAGGGTTGAACTTAACCAACACTACACGCTTAGAAGAGCTGGCAAAGAACGAATCAAGGTACCCTTGAGAGCAAACATGTAGCCCAGTAGAGCAGGTCTGTTCACTGTTAGAGTTGACAGCTTTCCTATCCATAGATACAACAGCACCAATGTGATTGCTGATCGTACCTGTATAACAATCAGTCCAATCCTTATTGATAATCTTGTACCCCATACCGTGTCCATCCTCGGTGATAGGCAGATCGTTAGCTTGTTGGAAAGCATAGAGTTCACCAACAGCACGAGTACTGGGGTTGTCTCCAAGGTTATCAAGGTACGCCATCATAGGCTCACAAGTCTCACCTTCTGCCAGTTGATCAAGCAGACGATCAGTGAGAGAGTTATGCATAGGCCTGTCATTGAAGTAGACAACACCATCCTTCACACTCACACGCCCACTGGCTTGGTCTTCAATGATCTTACCTATGTCAACCAAGTCAGGGATAAGGTGCAGCTTACGATCCACCACTGCGTTGTAGATAGTCTGTCGGTTAGGGTGATCAACAGGTATACTGATACCTTCACCGTGGATTGTCAGGGAGATAGACCCATCACCAAGAACAATAACTGTAGTCACACCGTGGTCATGGTTGTTATACGTAGTCATCTTAACATACTCCTTTAGTTAGAATAAGTGATTCAATGTAGGCCACTACACTCTCACATAATACAGATATATCACCGTTTCTTGTTATGCTTACTTCTCCTAAGAGAGGGTAGTGGTTTAGTACCTTGTCTACTAACACGTTAAGGTTTACTTCATCCAGAGGAATCTCCTTTATATGTTTGTTGTCTTCAATGAACCAGCTAATAAAGTGATTGTCGTACCTAGAGCTGCCGTTTGTCTTATGTAACGTAGCTATACTCTTAAGGTTGTTATCTCTTAGTATACGTAACTCATTAAGGGTGCTATCTTTATCTAGAACCCTAGTCTTTAATCGCTTAACCTCAGTACTCATGCGGTCAAACAAGTCAAAGAAATTATCTACACTTACTCTCAAATCATTAGACCATGTATAGAAGGTGCTTATTCTTTTGGACTTGTTGATGTAGTCATCTCCTGCTATCCAATCACTCTTCTTAGCATACTTCTTTATTGAAGAGGGACGTAGTAATACTATCTTATAGTCTAACAACTTACCCTCTTGATCTAAGAAGTTAGTGACTTGTTGTCTGAAGATATGTAAAGCATCCTTGTATATAATCCTGCCGTTGTTAAGTCTAATGACTGGACCATCGTACTTAAAGTACAGCTTCATGGTACTAGTAGAGTGTACCAAATCTTCAGCAGCCTCACAAGATAATAGTTCAGCGTAGACGTATGAGTTTCTCCAAGCGTTGTAACCTCTATCCTTTTCTATAGAGTACATACCATGTCGTGACCCTACTGCAGCCTTACCACTAGAGGTAGTAACACTAGCAGGTAGGGGTAGATCAGATATGTTACAAGGTTCTAAGTATCCTCCAAACTTTTCCTTGATCTCCTGTAAAGTATCATCAGTAGTAACAAGAACAATACGAGGTGGATCACTTAATAAGGTATTAAAGTATTCCTTTATCCTTTGTACTGGTCTATCGTTCTTATCTCTCTTGATTATCTTGTACTCGTTTGCAGGATTAAGGGATATGTACTTGTACAAGGGAATGTATGTAGAACTAGACTTATCCACTTTCGTGCTTGTATTAAGGCGTTTCCCTTTGTTCTCATTGTATTTGTAAAGATAAACAAACTCATAAGGTACCTCTACAGCTTGGGTT